TCACGTTCCGACGTGCCCGATATCGGAATTCCGACTTTCTTTGGAGCGCGCCGGGATTCGCGCGACGATGCTCTGCGCAGCGGCGGCCTCGGTGCGGGGCATGTACACCTCCAAAATCTTCTTGATCGTGGCTTGGGTGTGCCCGCTGATTGATCCAATTTGATAGTCGTTAAGCCCGAGCTGCCCGAGATTTACGATGCACGTCCGGCGCAGGTCGCGGAATTGCAGTGCCTCCAGCCGCTCCGCCAGATCGATGTTTCCGTCCATGATCGCCACCGTCGAAGCGGCGCGGCGGATGTCGAGGAACGTGTGGATGAAGTCGCTCTGGCCCCAGCATGTGCCGGAGCTTTCCTTGACGATGACATGTTGTGCCTGGACGACACCGCGCGCCAATGCCGCCGCGCGGTTGGCCGCGATTGTCGCCTCGATCCGGTCACGCAGCGCGCCCTCGATGGGCACGCCGACCCACATCTTCGTCTTATGCTGACGCACATAGACGCCCATCACTTTGCCCGCGTCGGGGCCGTGATCGGATTTGAGGGCATCGTATAGTCGGTGGTCGTGCCCGAGCTGGCGCAAGCTGATTTCCCGCCAGCGCGACCGCTCTAGCGTGATCACGTCTTCTTCGCGCTGGCCGGTATAGGCCGCGATCTCGACGGCGAGGTCGATCGATGGCGCACCCATGCTGATCGCGGCTTCGGCGAAGGCTTCCAGCGCGTCGGTTTCCCAAATCTGGTGGCGCGGCGCTGGCATCGCCAGGCCAAATTCCTGGGCCGGATTGGGAATGCCGAGCGACTGCTCCTTGATCCACCAGTTGAGGACCTTGCGAAGCGTGGTCAGCAGATGGAAGGCGGGCGCGTGGCCTGGGCCATTCAGCGTGGCGTGTTCCATCATCGCGTCGCGGAGGGCCTTCACGCGGGGCCGCGTGATCCATGCCACCGGTTGGTCGCCCGCCCATGTCTCAAGGCGGTTCAGCGGGGTCTTGTCGACCTCCTGCGTCTTTGGCGACATGGTGGGCACGACATCACGCCGGTAGCAGGCCAGGACATAGCCGAACGTCGTCTTGCGATTGTACGGCTGAACGTCCTTCGGCCGCGCGCCACCCTCTTTCCAACTGCCGACATCCTCGTTCCGCGCCCGCGCGTCGCGGATCGCGGCCGATAAGTCGGCCGGGAGGGTCATCGTCTTCCAGCCTGCCTTGCGCTGGGCCGGGCTGGGCTCCCAATAGTAGCGGAGGCCACCGGCGGTGTTCTTCTGGGTCAGGCCCGGAATGTTTTCGCGGCCGATCTTCATTTTCCCTGCTCGTCGCGAATGCCGGTGATGACCAGGCCGATGGCATGGCGACGGCGCTCCAGCACCTCGCGGGTGTCCTGCAACAGGCTGTCGCTGACATGCCCGTCACCGGCCATCTTCTTGTACAAATTGCGCGGGCTCATGTTCAGGGCCTTGGCCAGCGCCTCGCTACCGACGGCGTCGCCTGCCGCGCGCATGATCGCGGCGCGCTTGTCGCCCGCTTCGGGCATGGCCCGCTTGCGAGCCGTTGCTTCTAGAGGGTTTGTCATGTCGTCCTTTCTGACGTTGGCTCCGTCCCTCGACAGAGCGTGAAGTGAATCTGCGCCTATGATTTCGAGTGGTCAACGCTTTTGCGTGAGGCCTGGAAGGCACCGCGCACTGCCCTGATCCATTTTCTAATATTAGCGCCAGGGCTTGTGTCGAATGGATCGAAGAATTGGCCAGCGAAATCGATGACTGCAATGTCGTCCAACTCATGCCCCGCATCGCCCGCGCGGCTGTCGAGGGCGGCGAAAGAGAGCATGGCGTCGATCGCCTTGTGGTCGCTGGTTCCAGCGCGGATATGGGCAGCCCGACTGGGCATGCTGGCGTCATACTGTTTTGCCAGCGTCTCACGCGCCCCCGCCTCGCGTACAGCATTCGGCGTCTCTTTCGGCTGGTGGTTGGGTGAGGCAATCGACGCGATGCCCTGCAACTGCGGAACCGGCGTACTGATAGGGTGGCGATACGGATTAGTCATGGCTGTTCGCCTTTCCAATATTGTCAATCGCGGCTGTCACCCGACCGAGCAATTCGTCGTGAAGCTCGACGCCGCACGGGTGCATCTTCTCGCGGGTGGTGATGAAGATGCGCGACGACTTGAGGTGCAATTCCATGTCCGCCAGCAACTGCGCACGCTCGCGGACCTCTTCGGGTGCCGCTGTCCAGCTATCGGGTCGCACGTCATCGCCCGCGCGGCTGTCGAGGGCGGCGAGCATTACACGGGCATCTTCACGGCACTTCTCGGCAAAATCCCAGGTGAGCGGAACCTTGCCGTCGCGACCGTCCAGTTTGTCGTTCGGGTCGAGCGGCCAGCGCGTTGGCGGATTGATAGGGCCGCTGCCACCGGGACAGCGATGTAGCCCTAGCGCCTTCGCGACCACTTCCACTCGCGGGTCAGCCTCGCGCACAGTATCCGGCGTCTGTCGGGTGGTCATGGCTCGACCACTCCCCAATCGCGCGCCAGAACGTCCGGCGTCGAAGCGTTCCAGCCCGGCTGCTCGGTCCCCTTGGCGGTGTGCAAGTACATCGCGGGCTCAAAGCCAGCAGCGCACACGAGATAGACGTACATGCCCTTCCGTTCCAACCGGCGCGGGAAACCTTGCTGCCGCCCGTCATTGCTTCGATAGCCTGTCCGAAATTCATCATCGGTCGTCTCCGCCCGTCGAGGGATTGGACCAAGGCAACCAGCCAACAGGCTCGCCGCTACCTTGCGTGAAATGGTCGTGGCTCCAGCACCACCCCGCGAACTTCCATTCGTCTTCGCCGGTGTCTTCAAAGCCATTGAAGCCGATGGTCCAAGAGCGCGGGTGATCGTCCTCAAGCGCGCCACCACCGTCTGAATAGTCCACCAACAGGCGAACCATCGTTCCGTCCTTGGGGGCGTCGACCATTGGCCTGATCCCCTCCGCCTGGCGGATCGCGTCTGCGGAGAGGGTGGAGAGGATGGCGGATAGGCGGTCGCGCATCTGCGCAAGCATCACGCGGGTATATGCGTTGTGTCGCCAGTCCTTGGCCTCTGCGGCCAGCGCCTCGCGCAACCGCTCCACCTCCCCCGCCGGGACCGCATCGACAGCGTTCGGGCTGATCGGCAACCGTTCGTCGGGCAGGCCGATCTCGTCATCCATAGCGGTCAGCTTGGCGAGCGCGGCCTGTCGTTCAGTGGGCGCATCGACAGCGGGCGCGGGGGTGACGGATAGAATGGCGCGGACAATCTCTTTTGCGCGGTCTGTAGGCTCCCACGTCGACTCGGTCGGGAGATATGCAAGGACGGGCGTGCCGCTTGCCAAACGTGCGGCGAGCGCGGCGGCGACCATTGCGTCTGTCACCTCCCCCGCGTCGCCCGCGCGGCTGTCGAGGGCGGCGATCACCGCATCCGCTTCTTGGTAGGCGTCTGCCTTGTGGGACTCGCAAGCCTCATCCCATGGTATCGCATATGAGGCGGGCCGTCCCTTCACAGTCTTCCATCCGCATCCGGGCCGGAAATCATAAAGGGCTTTCGCCACCGCCTCGCGCACAGCATCCGGCGGGTGTCGGGTGGTCATGCTCATCACAGCCACCTCGTCTTATGCGGGAAACCATCGGTGACAGGCGGCTTACCTGCGGCGACGTTTCGCGCGCACAGCTTGCAATCGCCCTCGGTCCCGGGTGATCCACGGAAAATCGAGAACCGGTGGCCATCCGAGCGATTCCAGCCGTAGCCGCACATCGGCCACAGGTTGTCGTCGTCCATCATCGCATAGGTATGGCTGAGCGCGTCTGGGCTATTACGGCAGTCGCCTGACCGATAGCCGATGACACCGGGTGCCATTTTGCGTTCGTCGCTCATGCCTTCCCCCCATCGCTGGCGTTCGAGGCGGGGAGGGCGAGAGCCTGGTCGACCAGCCAATTCCATGCGCCGACAAGGGCCTGCGTGGTCTTTGGCGCGTTCGGACTGGTGCCAGTGTGGCAAAGCACCGTCTCAGTGCCCTCCAGCCATAGACCGTGCATGTGCTGGTCTTCGGTCTGCCCGAAATTAGCGGCGGTCAGTCGGACGCTATCAGCGACGTGGCTGCCATGACCGTCAGCATCGTGCGCAGGCGTCTGCCCCCACTCGACCTTACCGATCTTCCTGACATGCTCGGCAATGTCGGCCGGGATCTTTCCCCCCTCCCCCTGGCGGATCGCGTCTGCGGAGAGGGTGGAGAGGATGGCGGTTTGACGACGCTCGGCTTCATCACGTGTTGCGCCATGCACTGTCGCCACGACGTAATGCCCGCCGACAGTCTGGATTTCTGCGGTGAAGCAGTCGTCTTCCTGCTCGGCCCATATTGGGCCTGCCACATATTCCGCCTCCCGATCCATCGCGGGCGGGGCGGCGCGGTTGGAAAGCAAGGCTGCGGCTTCGCGCAGGACCGCCTTGTCCGACAGGGTCAGCGGGCCGCCATCTTCAATGATGCGATCCAGCCGCCATGAAAGCGCTTCCCCATCCGTGGCTACGCGGCCGATTGCGTCGACGGGATCGCCATCCACGAACGGTTCCCTGCTCCACTTGCGAATGAATTGACCGTCGACTGACCAGCGGACGTAAATCCGGGTCATCTTCGTGCTTTCGGGTATTTGGTCCGCGCTCATGCCGCTTTTCTCTCTAAATAGGGGGAATGTTGCCGGGCCAGCATGTCGAGCCACCGGAACAGGGGCTCAAGCTGGCCGACGCGGGCGTTGGCCAGCGGGTCGGCGCTGACGCCCGCCGTGATGTACTGATCGACGACGGCCCAGGCGGTCTGGGCCAGCTTGGGCATGTCGACGGCGCGCACCAGATCCCATGGCGGGGTGCCGTCGCGCAGGCCGCGCAGCAGGGTGATGATCACCTGCCAATGGTTGCGCCAGCGGGCGGCAATAGCGGCGGGAATGCCACCCTCGGCCGACGCCGATCGCCAGGCGGGGGCACGGTTCAGCATCTCGCGCTCGGCGACATGGGCCAGGCGGGTCAGGTCGAACCGATCGCCGTGTTCATCGAATGCGAACAGGTGCATCCAGTAGCGCCAGTGCACCGCGTCGAGCCGGGCCAGCTTGCGGGCGGCAACGTCGGCCGTCAGCGGGTTGGCCGGGCTGGCGATCCATTTGGGATAGGCATTGCGCCTGGTCGCCAGCTCGCGGCGCAGCTCGCGGACGCGGGCCTTCCAATCGAAGGTGTAGGGGGCTGGATCGATGGTGTAGCCGTGGCCATCGCGGCGGGCCCGGGCGGCTTCGTGGCGGTGGTGGTCGGCGATGATCGCACGCCAGACGCCGATATGATGCTCGGCGTCCTCGCGCTTCATCATCGACCGCTCGATATGGCCGGGATAGACGCGAAGGCGCTTTTCCAGTTCCTCGTCCAGCTCGATCAGCATTTCATGGGTGTCGATGAGATGCGGCGCGATGGCGGTCACGGCCGAGCGGATGGCGAAGTCGTCGGTGAGCGGCTGGCGGATCATGCGGCCATCTCGTCACGCAGGGCGATGGCAAGCAGCCGCATGCGCACGCTGGTGTAGGCGCGCCCGAGCGTGCGCGCGATCGCCTTATAGGTCAGCCCCTGCGCTTCCAGCGCCAAAAGCTGCTCGTCTTCGGCCTGGGTGAAAGCGCGTTGCACCCGGCCGGTAGGACCGATCAGTGTGCGGGGCTCGGTCGGAGCAGTGGTGCGCCGCTGGTTGGGCGACACGACGCCATGCTTGAGGCACTGGTAATGGATGGCGCCAGCCGTCACTCCCAGCTTCTTGGCTATCGTAGGACAACTGCGGCCCGCCTCGCGCATTTCCAGCGCGGTTTGAATCGCGTCGTCATCGAGAACAGGCCGGGCCATCAGAACGGCACGTCCTCGTCGAGGTCGATCGCGATCGCCGCGGCAAAAGACGGACCCGCCCGCCGAACCGCGTCGGCGATAAACTCCATGGTGTCGAGTTCGCGGATCCGGTTGCGGTCGATCAGGCGGAGCGTCGTTTGGTAGATCAGGTGGCTATTGCCGCAGTTCCAGCGATCGGCTTCGGCCCGCTGCGGGGGCGTCGGCGTGGTCGGATTGGCCCATTCCGCTTCTTCCTCGGGCAGGATGAAGCGCATTGGCGTGCCGTTGACCTTGACGATGCAGCCGGGGATGAGGTCGTCATGCGTGGCGCTGGTGAAATAATCACCGGACCAACCGGTCATGATCACACTGATCCGGCCCTTGGGGCAGTGATCGACCGTGATCCTGTCGCCGGTTTTCAGCACCTCACGCGCGCGCTGGGCGGCAATGTAAGCGAGCTGGCTCACGCGATCGGGAAGTCCACGAAGCCCGGCCGGGCGGCGCGATCGGGCAGGAAATGGGTCGGATGGAATTCGAGCTGTTGGCAGGGCGCGTCCTCGGTCGCGTAGACCCATTTGTCGCCGATCCAGCACGCGGCCGCGCAGTTGCCTTTGTCGTCGCGAACAAGCCAACTGCGGGTGTCCGCCGACCCGGCCGGAAAATCGGCCGCCTCGATGGGACGGAACAGGGCGGGCGGCTCCGTTCCGCTGGCGAGCGGGCGCGTATCCGCCACGGCTTTCTGCTGTTCGGCCCGATCGATATTGTCGATCGCGGCCCAGATGAGCGCCGCAGCTTTGACCAGGTTCCGCCGCGCATCGCGGCAGTGCCAGTGCGTCGGTGACCAGGGCCATTCGGCGGGACACTCATGCGGATCGTAACCGAGCGAGCCGTCCACCTGGTCATGGGCGGTATCGGCGTAGCAGGTGGCCGCGCCGATCAGTTCGTCGGGCGTCTCGTAACGCTCGTCAGATTCCGGCGTGTAGCCATGCTTGTCGATCTGCTCGATACGCTCGGCGATGATATCGCGAAGCGCGTCGGCCAGCAGAACCGTTGCGGAGGCGTCGGAAATCGCGTCCGAACAGCGCGGCATAAACAGGGCGGTCATCGGCTTATCTCTCGTTGAGGCGAAGGAGGCTGTCCGCGATCACGCCGACGGCCGTGAGGCCCGCGCCCGCGAAGACGAGGAATTGCAGAAAGGTCGTCATGAGCGCCCCCCGTTGACGAGGCTGAGGCCAAGCCGCTGCGCGCGGTCGTCCATCGTGCGCTCGCCCTGGACGCGACGGCTGCGTTCCTCGGCCGCCGTCACATTCGGCGTCTGGCGATCGTCGAACCAATGGTCGACGGCGGCCATGTTCCAGCGGCTTTTGGGCTTGAGAGCGTCGGTCAGCTCGCCACCCGACAGGATCGGCAGCGGGGCGGGAAAACCCTTCGTTGCGACCAGGCGGGCAAGGAAATTGATCTGCCAGCGCTGGGTCCGTGCGATGCCGCTCTCGGCCGTCTGGCCGAACCGCTGGCACACCTCATCCAGACTGTACGTAAATGCCTGGGGCTTCATCATGCCCATAAGCGCCTCCAATATTGGCCTGAAATGTCGAATATCAGATATGCTTATATTATGTCTATAGCTTATAAAATGGGTATTGGGATTTCGCCTCTTGAGGCGATCACGGTCCCCGTCCACCCCTGTATCCCTCTGGCAGGGAGGCGGATTTGCAGGGCGAACGGCGTCGTGGGGCAGAAGTCGGCGGGACGATCGTCGCGCTGATTATCGCTCCGATCGTCTTGGCGGTGGTGGCGATCGTGGTGGGGTTCGTTTTCACGGTGACGCACGTCATCTTCACGGTGATTCGTCCCGAAGTGATCGGGTTTTTTGGGGCGTGCCTCGGCGGCGCGCTCGGGGTGACGGCTGCGCGATCGGCGTGCGACGCCGTCCTTCGCCACTATGCACCGCGCGTCGTTTTCGTCGAGCTGGTGCTGATGTGCCTGGTCGGACTGGTGGGGGAGCTGGTCTATCTGCCGCTGGAATGGGCCAGAGCCGCGCCGGTGGCGCAGCTCGTGGTCATCATAATGTCGGCATATGGCCTATTCTGGACCGTGCGGGTGGGAGAGCCCGCACGTTGAATTAGGCGACCGAGCGACGCGCTGGTTGGGCGGGCATCGGTAAGGGTTCGGCGACGCGGCGGATCATCTCGCGCTGCGCGCTGCCTGCGGCGCGGAACATGGCGATCAATTCGCGTTCTTCGTCGTCGAGGCGGTCGGGATTATCGGCCTGGGTCAGGAGGTCGGCCGGGGTACATTCGAGGATGCGAGACAGGGCCCGCATCCGTGCGATATCCAGCGTCGTGCCGTCCGCGTTCTCAATCTGACTGATCAGGGGCTGTGACACGCCACTCCGCTCCGCCAGTTGAGACTGGCTGAGGCCTGCTGCTTTGCGCAGTTCACGAAGGCGGTTGCCCGAAAACATGGCGATGACATATGACATCTGCTTATATTCTGCCCCGCCGAATTGGTTATGGCAATTGACAAAATATAAGCTATCGCAATATCCACGTTTCCAAGAGGAGACAGGCGGATGCCTTTGCGACTGGTGGACTGGCGGAAGAAGAAGGGACTCACGCAAGGTCAGCTGGCCGACGCGATCGACGTTTCCCAGTCCTATATCAGTCAGATCGAGCGATCGAAAAACCCGGTAGTCCCAAACCCGGCGGTGATGGAGCGGATCTATCGTTTCACGGCTGGCGAGGTCGAGCCCAACAGTTTTTATGACCTGCCGCGCTGGCGGCGGATGCTCGACGCTGCGCTGGCGGCGCTTGCGCGTGCGGCGTGAGGGGAAGGCAAGGATGCAGGCCGACATTCTGTTCTCCATATCGTATGTTCTTGTTATGTTCTCTTGCCGTAGATTAATCCAACAAAATAAACCGGGTCGGCCGTTTCTGTGCCGCCTCGCGCGGTCCTGACCCATGACCGGGGGGACCAACCACTTTCACGGATCGTCGGCGACCACTCCCCGCCGATGGTATGGGCGCGCGCTGCAATGCCGCCCGCACCTGTGCCCGCCGCGCCCGTACTCACATGCTTGACGCGGCGGGCACCTTTGAACGCGGACTGGAGGACGGCCTTGCCGAATATGAGCGCGATATCCTCGCCCATTGGGACGCGGGTCAGTCGATCGACGCCATTTGTGCGGCGACCGGCAGGCCGAAAAGTACGGTCCGGCTTGTCACCAAGCTGTATGACGACCGCCCCGAAATGGGCTGCGACCTGGTCGCGACCAACGACCGCCATGTCGCCGCGATCGCGCGGCTGCGGGCGCGCATGAGCGGCCCCACCATGAGCGTCGACGAAATCGTCGACATGCTGACCGACCGTATCGAATCGCTGGTGAAGGACCTGCTCCCCAACGCCTATGAAGAGGGCAACGAGATGTGTGTCGGCAATCTGGCGGGTGATCCCGGCCAGTCGCTGCGCATCCATGTCGGTAGCGGCGCGCGGCGTGGCTGGTGGAAGGATTTCCTAGCGCCAACCGGCACGCGCGAGGGTGGCAACCCGCTCTGGCTGATCGCCGAAGTGTTGTTCGCGGGCGATGTGAAGCAGGCGGTGCAATGGGCCAAGGGCTGGCTTCACATCGACGACAGCGATCCGGCCAGGCTGCAACAGTTCCGGCTCGAATCGCAGGGCCGGCGCGCCGAACGCGATGCCCAGGCCGAAGCGGATGCGGCGAAGAAGACGAAAAACGCGCAGCGCCGCTATCATCAGGCGCAGCCGCTGCGCATCGGCGATCCCGTCCATCACTATTTGTCGGCCGGGCGGGCGATCGACTTCGATGCGCTCGGGCGGTTTCCCGGCGCGATCCGCTATCACGAAGCACTGCAATATGGTTGGCCCGCCGAAGGCGAGGCCCCGTTGCTGCTGCCCGCGATGGTCGCGATGATCACCAGCCTCGCGGGCCAGCATATCGCGACGCATCGCACCTGGCTGGATGTCGCGCGAAACCGTAAGGCGGGCGGCGACCTGCTAGGCTTCAACCGGCGGGGCGAGCCCAATGACCCGAAAAAGGTCATGGGCACCTATCTGGGCGGGCATATTCCCGTCTGGAAGGGCGCACATAGCTGTCCGCTCCGCGACATTCCGGCCGGGACCGATGTCTATGCGTCGGAGGGCGTCGAGGACGGCCTGACTGTCGCATCGGCCGACCCGTCGCTGCGCGTGATCGCGATGATCGCGCTGGGCAACCTGATGGCGCTGGAGCTGCCGCCGCAAATGGGGCGGCTCATCATCCTCAAACAGAATGATCCGCCCGGTAGCGAGGCCGATCAGATGCTGATGCGCGGCGTCACGGCGCAGCGCGCGCGCGGGCGCAAGGTGCTGTTCTGCCCGGCTCCGCGCGGCGTCAAGGATATCAACGAATTGGCGCAGATCGCGCAGCGGGAGGGTATGTGATCCAGTCGGCCTGTGGAGTGATAGCGGCGCTGGCGGCGCTGTGCATCGTGGTGCCCGATACCGCTGGCGACGTGGTGGAGTTCAGTTCGTCAACGCGCCTGAATGTCAGGGTGATTTTGTTGACCGTTTTTGCGGTCTGTGTAGTCATCGCGGTGCGCGCATGAACCGGCTGGCCTTTCGTCGCGCCCTCCGTCGCGCAGCACGTCATACAGGATCGGGCAAACCGGAGCCCGTGGAGGCGCTGGCAGAGCGTCCCGAGGACATAAAGCACTCTCAAAACCCCTCTGCCCCGCCGCGCCCGCCCAAGCGGGAATTGCGTATCGATCTGAGCAAGGCCCCGTCCGAGATGGAAGCACGGTGGAGCGGCAGGACGTGAGCGGATCACTGTATTTCGATTGGGTGGTTGGCGACGGTATTTCTATCGTTCTTAGCGCCGGGGACCGGACGCTGGGTGCGATGCGCCTGTCGGCCGACGAGGCGCGGCGTCTCGCGAGGCGGATCAGCCAATGGCAGGACTATAAGGACGCGCGTGGGCATAGCCGCCCGTGTCGCCAGCCCCCCAATCGCATGAAGGTCGTTCACGTCGACGTTCGGGAAGATCGGCAATGAGCGCGCACCTGCAACCCGTCCGCGAGGCGCTGTCCAACCTGGTCGAACCGCCCATCGATGCGCCTCCGATCGACGACTATGAGGCCGCGAACGATGGCGATGGCGACGACGAGCGGTTCGGCCGCCCGCCGCGCCTGATGCCGGAAGGCTGTCCGGTCGTGCCCGTCGGCACCGAAGACGGCGTGTTCTATTTCCTGACGGCGCTAGGCGAGCTGCGCGGGCTGACGTGCGACAAGGTCGCCAACAAGCATATCGTCGGCATGTTCGCGCCCGATAGCGGCTACCTGATGGACGAATGGCCACGCAAGAAGATGGTCAAGTCCAAGGGGCCGGACGGCGAGGACGTCGAAGAGTGGATCGTTACCGGCTGGCGTAACGACGATGTCGCCATGCTGCTGATGGACGTGGCGGCCGCCAAAGGCGTGTGGAATCCGCGCGAAAAGGTGCGGGGGCGCGGCGCGTGGATCGACGATCGCGGCGGCCTGATCCTGCATTGTGGCAATCATGTCCTGATCGGCGGCCGTTGGCACAAGCCGGGCGAGCATGACGGGCGGGTCTATCCGACGATGCCCGCCATACCCCGGCCCGGTGCGGGCGGACCGGTCACGGGCGAGGCGCTGGCGCCGAACCTCGTCGGCTCGCTGCGCGCGCGCGGGATCGAGATCCCGTCGGATGCGTCACCCGGCGTCGTGCTGCTGGAGCTGTACAAGACGTGGAATTGGGCCCGGCCGATGATCGACCCCATGCTGCTGATCGGCTGGGACGGCGCGGCGATGCTGGGCGGGGCGCTCGACTATCGGCCGCTGGCTTGGCTGACCGGTGACAAGGCGACCGGTAAATCGGCGTTGCAGAAGGTCAAGGGCTGGCTGTTCGACGGCGGTATCCTGCAATCGCCTGATGCGTCGGAAGCGGGTGTGCGCCAGGTGCTGGGGCAACAGTCCTTGCCGGTCGCGATCGACGAGGCGGAAGCCGACCAGGACAACCGCAAGATACTCGCGCTGGTCAAGCTGGCGCGCCTCGCGGCCAGCTCGCAAGGCAATATCGTACGCGGCGGTCAGGATCACACCGGCCATGAGTTTCAGGCGACGAGCTGCTTCCTGTTCTCGTCCATCCTGGTGCCGCCGATGCCGCCGCAGGATCGGAGCCGCCTTGCGATGCTCGAGCTGGGCGAGCTGCCCGCCGGTAGCCGCGAGCCGCGCATGGACAAAGGCGAAATCAACGCGCTCGGCGGGTGGCTGAGGCGACGGCTTGCCGATCGCTGGCACCTCTGGGCCGCGACGCTGGAGCGCTATACCGACGCGCTGATCGATCACGGCGGGCAGGGCGGCCGTGCGGCCGACCAGTTCGGCACCCTGCTGGCGGCCGCGCACATCCTGTTGGACGACGACATGCCGGACGACGAGGCGCTGCTGCAATGGGGAAGCCTGTTGTCGAAGGAGCGGCTGGGCGAGACGGCGGAGGCGCAGAGTGAAAGCGAGATGTGCGTGGCGCATATGGCCAGCTCGCTTGTCCAGCTCGCGCGGAGCGGCACGCCGCGGCTGATTTCCGATTGGCTGCTACAGGCGACCGAGCCGGTCCTAGGCGGCGATGTCGACGAATCGGCGCGCGGCCGGGTCCGTGAGGCCGCCGACGCGCTTGCTAAGGTCGGCATGCGGATCGTGACGGGCAAGGCGAACATGGTGGTGTCGGAAGGTGCGCCGAAACCCACGCCCGGCCGGGACTATCTGGCGGTGGCGATCACCCACCAGGGCCTGTCACGCGTGTTCGAAAATTCGCGGTGGAAAGAGGGCGTGTGGTCGCAGGCGCTCAAGCGTATGAAGGGGGCCAGCTGGGGCAATACGCAGCGGATCGGCGGGTCGCCTGCAAAGTGCACGCTGGTGCCGGTCGACCAGATCATCCAGCGAGATGACGTGGTCGTGCCGGTGCGGGAGGCGGAAGAGGTTTAGGCCCGCCAAGCGCGGGCCTAGGCACGAGCTATTAGAACAGGCTCGGCTGCTGACCGGCCGCGAACAGCGGCAGGGCGCTGGCGTCCATCTGCGGGGCGATCGACCGGAGCTGGCTTGCGGCCTTCAACCCGGTCAATTGACGATCGCGTTCCGCCTTCATCCGCGCCAGACCATGCCGGTTGCGATTCTCGGTGGTCGGTGGGTCGAACGTCTTGGGAGCGGCGGCCTTTACGGCGGCCATGATCCGGGGGCCGGTGTTGATCGCCCCAAGGTCACTGAACAGGTCGCGCAACACGTTTACGCGGTGGGCGTCGAGGCCGTCAGGCGAGCAGCCCATGATGCGCTGAACGAAGCGCCTCCAGATAACATCCTGTTTGCGATGCCACTGCACGTCTTCCAGGCCGTGGCGTGGCAGGCCCGCGTCGGTGATATCAATCCGCGTGACGGCAAAGGCGGCCGCCACAGCGGGGTTATTCGCTTCCAGCGCGGCAATGGTGGGGGAGGGTGGCAGCATGTCAGCGGCCCTCCCCGTGAAAGGTGGTGCCGCTGATTTCCTCGAAGAAGACCCACACGGGCGCTCGGGCGGGATCAATCGTGGCATAGCAGCCGCTTTCACCGACATGGGTGATGATGCCTTCGCCATGAACGCGGGAGACGATGGCGTCACCGATGCGCAGCCGGTCGATACCCATAACCCGGCGGGCGTGGCGGCTGGCGCCAGCGTGGCGGTACATGGCCGCGACCTCTCCGGCAGAGCGATGGAAGCCGAGAGCCGTCAACATGGCGCGTTCTACCGCGATGACGTGCGCGTCGTAGTTGACCAGGTCGACCGCCAAGCCGCGTACGATCGCCTCGCGGCGCGCGATCGGCAGCCATTCCTCGTCAGGGATGCCGACATAGTCGCCATCCACCCGGCGGATGGTGTCGCCATATTGGAGCATCCGCTGACCGGCATAGGTCAGCAGGACTTCGCCTTGGGTGGTGCTGAACCGCTTGCGCTCGATGCCGACCAGCGCGGGGTCGAAGGGCCGGGCGGCGCTCACTTCAGAATCTCTGCACATTCGAGCAGCTCGACCAGCTTGCGGGCCCAATCGGCCGCGTCCTGATCTTTTCCGCACTGCTTGTAGGCGATGGCTTTGGCGAGGGCCGTGGAAACGGCAGACCGGTCGATACCCATCTCATAAGTCCTTTCTGACTGTCCGCCCGTCCAGTAACAGGCGAGTGCAGATAATCTGCACTATTAAAACGGATGTCAAGCGCCTTTGTTGCGCCCGAACAAACAAATTCGCGCGACAGCGTTCGTCGCCGGAGGCGACGGGCGCGGTGCGTCGCGCGTCCACTCGCCATTCCCCCGCGTCGATCCTGCAACCCGTTCCCGCCGCCTCCAACCCTGCCCATCAATATACCGCTTGCGCCCCGACCCCGTTGGGATGCAGATAGTGCGGCATGGCCGGTTGAGCTGGTCGTTACGCCACGGGTTGGGGGGTGGTAACGGCGATCCGTAACGCTCCCGGTAACATCTAAGTCATTGATAAATAGGCGGAAAAGTTGCGTGTTACCGGGTAACCGGCTTCGCACGCGCGTGTTATACGCATACGCGCGCGGGCACATGCGCGTATAAAGAGAGGGAGATACAGGTAACGGCGTAACAACATATAAAAGTCGCTGTTTTCTAGTATCTTGGGCGTTACCGTTTACCGTTACCGCCAGGCCGGTCGATCGGTAACGCGGTAACATCGCGGCCATGGTTTGGACCGGCGCGCGCCATCTGCTGTAGATGCTCTGCCTCTGATCAAGGGGCGGTGCGCCAGTGGCGGACGAAACGAATAAAATAGGTGGCGGATATGCGGACGGCGCGGCCGGCCTGGCGTCCGCTGTCGCGTCGGCGGTCGATGAGGCCGGGCCGATGCTGTTCGCGGACCCGCACCAGGTGGAACTCGCCCTGGGCGACGGTCCGCGCGACGGGCACAACATCCGCACGGCGGTCGACGAGGTCCGGCGGCGCGGCGTCGGCCGCCCGCGCGGCGCGACGAACAAGCGGACCGGCAAGATGCGGGATTACCTCGCGTCGCGGTATCGCCACCCGCTCGAAACGCTGGCCGAAATGCAGGCCCAGACGCCGGAGCTTCTGGCCGCCCAGCTCTGCTGCACGAAGCTGGAGGCGGCGGCGCTGATCAAGTCGGCGGCGGCCGAGCTGGCCCCGTACATGGAAAGCAAGATGCCGGTGGCCGTCACCGGCAATCTGGACGGGCACATGACGCTGATCATGCAGGCCGGGCCCGCGCCGATCGACGGCGGGACGATCATTCCGGCCAATTCGGTGGGCCCGGCGCTGTCCTATGTGCTCGACCAAGAAACGCAGGAAAACCAAAGGCTTAGCCTGTCGCGTGATGAGGTGTCGGAATGACGTCGTCGGAACGCCTAGCGCAAACCCGCAGAAAACCGCCATTTATGGGCGTTGTGCGTCAGCTTTCGCAGCTTCGCGCACGGGTGCCGGTGGTGGTCGGCCAGTGGTGCGATCGGTCGGTCAGCCGCGCCGCGACCACCCCCCCCGGTGGCACGCGCCGGACCCCCCCGGCCCCCCCCAAGCGCGCGCGCGTCGGAAATCTCTCCCCCGCGCGCGGGGTGTTTAAAAATTCTGGGCGAGTTTCGCCCTCAATCATCCTGATTGCGGATACGGGTCGCGAACTTCTCATCGGTTTTACGGGGTCGGGGGAGTGAGTGGCGATCTTACCCGCTTGATGCGGCCGGTTGGTCCGGTTGCAGGGAAGTTCGGGCTTGATCCCGCCTTCCTCGCCTTCATCATGGGGCCGGTTGGAGGTGGCAAGACCACCGAGTGCATCGCCAAAGCGATCCGCATCGGATTGAACCAGCACGCGATTTGGGACCCCGCCCGCGAATGCCGCGTCAAGAAATGTCGCGGCGCTGTCGTGCGCGATACCTACCCTAACCTCGATCGCACGGTAATCAAGTCATGGCAGCAGTGGTTCCCCAAGAAGCTGGGGCGCTGGTCAGGCGATGCGCCGCGCACCCATAGCTTCACGCTCGACATAGGGGTTCGCGGCGATCCCGACTTCCATCAGCTCGACATGGAGGTCATTTTCACCGCGATCGGCGACAACAGCGTCGAGGACGTGCTGCGCGGCCTGGAGTTGACCTGGTTGTGGCTGAACGAGGCCGACCTGTTGCCGTTCTCGATCATCGAGCTGGGCGTCGGCCGTGTCGGCCGGTATCCGGGCATGACCGACGGCGGTTGCGCTTTCGCCCAGATCTTCGGCGACTTCAACGCGCCAGAAGAGGACAACTGGACGTACGATCTGTGCGTCGACAAAAATATCGACCCTGAGCTGGCGGACGTTTTGGCGGCAGAAAGTGGCGGAAAACAGCCACTTTTGGCCTTTCACCAGCAGCCCGGCGGGCTGGACGATAATGCAGAAAATCTGCACAACCTTCCCGGTGGCCGTGCCTACTACCTGAAACAGGCCGCATTACTGCGCAAGTCGCCCGACAAGAAGCGGCGGATGATCGACAACCTGTTCGGGCCGGTTCGCTCGGGCACGGTGGTGTTCCCCGAATTTATCGACGACATCAGCGTCAATCCGACCGCGCCGCGCGGCCACGTCCGCGAGTTCGAGGTGGTTCGCGGTCTGCCAGCGCTGATCTTCGCCGATCAGGGTCTGATGGGCGCGGTCCTGTTCGCGCAGTTGTTGCCCAACATCGACCAGCTTCGGTTGTTCGACGAGATGGCGCGGATATTCGAAGACGATGCTGGCCACATCGAGGTCAGCCAGATCGGCGGTGAGGCATTTGGCCGCGAGGTCGCGGGACGGATGGCGACACGGTATCCGGGGTTGGAGATTGGCCTCGCGTGTTGCGACCCGGCCGGGGCGGCGGGCGAAGATGCAATCAACCACCGGAGCTGGCGACAGGACTTCCAGAAGGGGCTCGGCGTCCACGTCAAGAAAGTCGCGGTTCCCGGCAACGCCATCGCGCCGCGCCTCAAAGCCGTACGCAGCCGCCTGACGACGTTTGTCGGCACGGAGCCCAAGCTGCTGGTCCATCCGCGCTGCAAGATGACCCGCAAGGGGTTCAATTCGAAATATGTCTATCGCCGGGTCGCTGTCGGTGGGGTCGATGGCGGGCGGTTCGATAGCAAGCCGGTCAAGGTCCAGGGCTTCGGCGATCTGATGGACGCCAACCAGTATGGCTGTTTCGAGCTGGAAAAGGGCCTGAAAATGGCCGGCGGCAACGCCGCAGGTGGGGCCGGACGCGGCGGCCGTCGCGAGGTTCGTAACGAGAGCGATTACCCCATGCATGGAGGGCAGGCATGAACCTGGTCGGTAAAGTCATCACTGCGCCTCTCAAGGCGATCGGCCTGATCCCGAAGACACCGGCACTGCCCGCGCCTGTTCCCACGCCGACGCGCGACGACGCGCGCCAGGCTGTGGCGATGGACGACGCACTGCGTCGTCGGCGCGGCGGGGCCGCTGACATCGTCACCGGTCGCGCTGGCGCAGAGGCCGGAGCCGGAGCGGTCGGCAAAGAAACGCTGGGTAGTTGAAGGAGGAATTTATGGGTGGTGAAAGTGACCAGGCGAAGGCGCTGACGGCGATGACGCTGGAGCGCGACAACGCGGTGTCAGCCTTGACCGCAATGTCGACCGAACGGGACAACGCGACCATCGCGCTGGAGGCGATGACGGCAGAGCGGGATACCGCTGCATCGGCTTTGACGGCCGAGCAGGCCGCGACGGCCCAGGCGAAGGCGGACCTGCAGGACAGTCAATCGGTCCTCGAAACGGTGCGGGGTGAACTGGATACGGCGCTGTCGTCGCTGGAATCGGAGCGTAAGCAGCGGACCGATCTTGCGGTCGAGCTGGGCCGGGTCCAGTCCGATCTCGCCACTGCCAAGCGCAAGGCGAGCGTCACCCAGAAGGCGAAGCCTTCGGCGCTGCGCGATGTGGTCGAACAGGACGGCGTCGACGACAAGCAGGCACTTCTCGAGACGCTGCGCAGCGGCCTGCACGATGTCGTTTTCTCGGACGGGGCGCGCGAAATCCCATCGCTGGCGCCGATCTCTGTCGGGCCGGAAGCTTGGCAACTGATCGGTCGCGGCGTGCTGCTGCGTGAGCCGGTCACCATTCTGCCCGATCGGGCCATCCAGCTCGGTGGGTTCGGGCTGTTCGATGCTGAGGGCAAGCAAATCGCATGGTGCGCCATGGTGCAGCCGGTGACGATCGCGGCCGGTCAGCCGATGCGCCTCGATCGCCAGATCGTTTTTTAAAGGAGGGACGGACATGCGGATGATGGGTCTGATGCTTGCGGGGGTTTCGGTGCTCGCACTGTCGGCGTGTGCCACGGGGGCGGCGGAGCATGGACTGGCGGTCAAGGCCGGTCCGGCCGTCGATAGGGTCGAACAGCATTACGCCTCGGTCGCGGCGGTCGTAGACGAGGTCCTGCCGCTGCTTCCCAAGCGCGAGGCGGATCACGTGCGCGCATTTCGGGGAATGATCGAGCAGGTGCTTCTCGCGGCTCGCATGGCGACGACGATCGGCGAGCAAGTGGCGCTTTTGCGTAAGGCGGAGGCGGCGACGGCCGAGCTGGAGCAGGCGAATAGCGTCCTGTCCCTACCGCCCCCCGATCCTGGCTGATCTGTGGTGATGGGATGAGTGATGCGGGTCCGGCGCTTGCCAGGCCCGCCAACGGCAAGGGGCTGGCGGTGAGCGATTTCGGGACGGACAGCGAGGTCAAAGAGCATCTGGACCGCCACGCGCGCATGAAAAGCGAGCGGGCGCAGAAGGAATCGCTGTGGCGGGATATCGACGAGCGGGTCGACCCGCAAACCGAAGGCGGTTTCTACAAGGGAACCCGCTCGCGCGCTGGCCTCGACAATTTCGATCAGACGGCGGTGATCGGCCTCAAGCGCTACACCGCCGCGATCATGGGCCTGACGGTGCCGCGCAATCAGCGGTGGCACGGCATCCAGACGCCCAACAAGGATTTGAACCGGCTCGCAAGCGTCCAGCGCTGGTGTGAACATGCCACCGACCAGCTCTTTGCGTGTCGCTATGCGTCCTGGACCGGCTTCGGGATGCAGATGGCAGCCGATGTGCGGGGCGGCGGCAAATATGGCACGGCGGTCCTGCTGGTCGATGAATGGATCGGTCGCGGCCTGTATTACCGGCACCTTCATATGGCGGAATGCTATATCGACGAGGATCATCGCGGCCGGGTGGATACCGTGCACCGCGAATATGAGCTGACGGTCCGACAGGCGGTGCAGAAGTTCGGTCTGGATGCGCTGACCGACAAGATGCGAGAATGTTGGGCGGACGATAATCGCGCCAAGCAGGATCAGAAGTTCCAGTTCGTCCATATCGTTCGGCCGAACGATCGGCATGAACCGGGCAATCCCGGCGTGCCCGGCAAGCCGATTGCCAGCCTGCATATCGCTCTGGACGAAAAGCAGATCGTCGCGCGCCGCGGATATCGCACGATGCCGCTGATCACCGGTCGCGTCGACGTGGGGGCCAAATATCCCCAGTCTCCGGCGGCAACGGTCATCGGATCGATCGCGACAGCGAACGAGATCGCCAAGACCATGCTGCGCACCACGCACAAGGCGTGCGATCCGGCGCTGGCGTTCTATGACGACGGCGACATTTCCAAACTCGTCACGCGGCCGGGCGGGATGAATCCCGGCTTGGTCGACGAATTTGGACGGCTGCTGATTGCCCAGGTGCCAGGTGGCGGTGCGCCCGCCTATGCGATGGAGATGCAGGAGCGCGAGCGCGCGGTCATCAAGTCGGCGTTTCTGGAAGAGTTGTTCCAGATCCTGACCAATCCCAGCGACCGCATGACCGCGACCCAAGTGCTGGAGATGGTGCAAAAGCAAGGCGTCCTCGTCGGGCCTTTCGCCGAGCAGCACGAGACGGAGAAGCTAGGCCCGCAGATCGAGCGGGAATTGGATATCCTGATGGCGGCAGGGCAGATCGACCCGATGCCGCCCGAAATGATCGAAGCGCGCATGACGCCGATCGCGGTCTATCAGAACCCGCTCGCGCGCATGTCGCGCGCGGAGGAGGCGGCGGGTTTCACGCGCTGGATGGAAATCATCGTCCAGGCGGCGTCGGTCGACAAGAGCGTTACCGATCACATCAATTTCGATCGGGCCATCCCCGGCGTCGCAGATGTCCTGTCGGTGCGGCCGAGCTGGCGCAACAGCCCGGACGAAGTCGCGGCCAAGCGTCAGGCGCGCGAGGAAGCGGATGCAATGGCCCAGATGGGTGGGGTCGCGCCAGCGGTGGCCAGGGCGGCGCTCGACTTGAGCCGCGCCAACCAGAACGCGTCCGGGGCGGGTGTATGAACCCGTCGCCGAATATGGTCGAGCGGGCCTATCGAAACATGGCCCGCCAGATCGCATTGCTGCGGTCGCACCATTACAAACGGCTGTTTTTCAGCGCGGACAAGATCATGTCGCGTGATGCGGAAATTGTGCTGGCTGACCTGCGTGACTTTACGCGGGCGGAGCAGGGGGCTTTCTCGCCCGATCCTTATGTCAACGCGCGCAATATTGGACGGCGGGAAGTCTTCCTGCGGCTCACTCACCACTTGAACCTCGACGAGTCCGAGGTTCGCAAGCTAATGGAGATGGACAGTGGCTTATCGTAAAGGGATGATCTTCGCTCCGGCCGTAGTCCGCGCCGGTCTGCGCATGACTGCGTTAGAGCGCCGTTTGGGGCGGTTCATGCGCAGCGAAGAAGGGCATGGCGGGGAAGCCGGTGCTGGCGGCGGAGGCGAGGGCGGGGCCGGAGATGGCGGGGCCGGTTCGGGCGAACCGCAAGGATCGGCCGCATGGTATGGTGCGCTGTCGGCCGACAAGGTCGACGACAAGACGCCGTCCGATGCCGATTGGATGAAGAACAAGAATTTCACCGATCCGGCGGCCATGGTGAAATCCTATCGCTCGCTGGAAGCCCGGATCGGCAAGGGCGTCGAGGTGCCGGGCGAAGGTGCGACGGCGGAGCAGATCGCCACGTTCCGCAAGGCCATCGGCGTTCCCGAAAACGTCGATGGCTATGCCATGACCGTGCCGGAGGGCTGGGAGGCGGATATGGCACTATTCGGCCCGCTGCGGGAGGTGGCGCTGGCGGCCGGAACCCCCGCAGCCGCGTGGCAGGCGATGATCGACAAGGCGACTGCCAAGATCATGGACGACCATAATGCGCTGGTCGATACGCAGAACGCCGAGCTGGCCGAGTGGAAGCGGGAGGCGGGTGCGCAGGCCGATCAGAACCTGATCATCGCGCAGCGGGGCTTCGATGCGTTCGGCTTTTCTAAGGACGATATCCAGGCCATGCAGAGCGCGCTCGGTGCGGGCGGTACGAAGAAGATGCTGGAGCATGGCCTGAAAATCGGTCGTCTGTCTGGCGAAGACGGTTTCATCCAGGGCAAGCGCGATTTTGGTGTGTCGGCGGCCGATGCGCGGTCCGCCCTCCAGGCGTTCGAAAAGGATGGGGCAAAGGTCACCAAGCTGCGTGAAAAGGACCAAGCGACGATCGCCGAGCACAGCCGTCTGATCGAGATGGTTACCGCAGCCGAGGAAGCGGAGAGGCGGCAGCGGGATGCCGCCTAAAGATTATTGCCATAGGTAATAAAATCACCTCTTGAACCTTGACGCCGCCCCCCGGATCGCGGGAAGAGAATGTCAAGCAACGGGTCGATCCATCGGGGGCGTTACATAGTAACGTGGTGGTTTGGTCGGTATTCGGGGGATACTCTGAACCGCCGCGTTGGTGCTGGGCAAGGTCGTTCTCCCAACGATCCCCGGCCCCCGGCGTGGATGCGCCCGTCGAGCGCGAACGTCGTCGCGTCAGAGGTGGCCCGGCAACTCCGACAAGCCCTTCGCAAACAGGTCCAACCTAGTTTTCGGAGGGCGCAATGGGCGTTTCTTCTATCCCGAACTCGTATTACACGAAGTTCTCCAGCAATATGCGTATGGCGCTCAACCAGCAGGGCGCGGTTCTTCTGCCCAAGGGCATGCGTCAGACCGGTTCTGGCGAAATGCACAAGCTCGACAACATCGTCGGCAACGGCAAGGTCAAGAAGCGGACGACGCGCAACGCCGATGTCAACTACGACGAAACGTCGCATGACGGCGTCTGGGTCGCCATGCCCGGCCAGGACTATGACGCCGATCTGGTCGATACGCTCGACAAGCTGGCCAGCGTCATCGAGCTGGAAGGAGCCTATACCAAGAAGCATTCCGGCACGATGCTGCGCGGCCAGGACGGCGCGTTCCTGGGCGGTTTCGACGGCAATGGCGGCTTTTACGGCACGATGCTGATGGGCAAGCGCGGCGAGGTCGCCGTGCCCTTCGCGAACGCCAATATCGTCCCCGTCACGACCGGCGCGGCCAGCCCGACCGGCATGAACATTTCGAAGGTGATCGAAGCGCGGACGTGCCTGGTCGCGGGCTTCGTCGACCCCAATCAGCCCTTCTATATGGGCGTGACGGCCGACGAGGTGAAGGACCTGTTCCAGCAGGCGAACGTGACGAGCGAGGACTATCAGAAGGCGCATTCGATCCGCTTTTCGGCGGACGGCAAGAGCCTGCTGGGCATCATGGGGTTCGAGTTCGTCGAGATCGAGCTGAACAATCCCGATCTGCCCTATTACGACCTGACGCGCGACGCCAACGGCTATCAGAAGAACCCCTTCTGGTCGAAGGACGGCATGTGCGCGGTGTGGTGGCAGGAGACGCAGACGCACCTCGATATCCTGCCGCAGAAGCATCACGCGGTGCAGGTGCTGACCGACCAGGTCGTCACGTCGACGCGCACCGACAATGCGCGCTGCGGCTACGTCCTCAACAACTGATCCGGTGTCCGGCCGCCCGATGAGGGCGGTCGGCGGTGACGTCATGCGCGCCGACTAGCGGCGCAGGAGACGAAATATGGCCAAGATTAATGCTTCCCCGATCGAGCCGCTGGCGGCTGGTCTTTCCGGCCCGCTGGTCTTGGGCGACGCGTCGCTGCGGAACGGCAAGCTGCATTGCGTCGTCAAGACGCTCGACCTGTCGGCCCAAGCCGTCATCAACGCGGGCGATACCATCGACTGGGGCGGCCTGCCCAAGGGCGCGGTCGTGATCGGTACGGCGTTCAACCCATCGGTATCACTTGGCGCAGCGACGCTGGACCTCGGCCGACAGGTCGGATCGGTGCTGACAGTGGCGGCGTATCGTGCGGCGGCGACCTATCAGACGCCGGACGTACCCGCCTGGGGGCTGAAGGCGACGGCTTTCGGGCAGTTCCAGCCCGCCAACTGTCGTCTGGTGTCGACCGTCGCGGCGGCCTCGCTGCCGAACGCGGGCATCCTGACCCATGTGATTCTCTACACCACGCCGCACGGCGGGTGACGGGGCGCGTGCGGGCGGCGGCCACGGTCGCCCGCACGTTGTTCCGACGTGGCCTGGAAATCGACATGGCACAGTGGAAATTCACCGCGATCCGGGGCGGCGCGATCAAGGATGTCGCGATCAGTGTGGGTACGCCGATCGCCGGTTCCGACGCGCTGGAATTGAACATCGACCAGACGAAGATGACGAAGGCGGAAGCCGTCGCGCAGCTGGATGGTATCCGCACGCGCCTCGTCGCGTCGAAGTGGCCTGCCCTCTGACATGACCAGCTATACGCGCGTGGCCAATCTGGCGCTCCAGAAGATGGGTGCCGAAGACACGATCGTCGCGCGCGATCAGGACAGCCACGCTGCGCGTACTATCGACACCGCATGGGACGAAGTGCGGCGTGCCGCCATTCGTGGCGGCAAGAAAGCTCCGCGCTGGAACTGTTTCGAGCGTTATGCCGAGACGCCCGCGCGCGCGATCACGCCAGCGCTGCCGCTGCCCTATGGTTGGTCGGCCGCATATCCGATGCCGGACGGCGCGCTGCGCCTGGCGGAAATCGTGTTCCCCGTGGCTGCGGCAGAAGGCGGGCGCTGGAAGTTTGCCAGCAACGAGGTGTTGTTGAAGGACGCCGGGCCGCTCAAGGCGTGGTGGCTGTTCGACAATGACGAACCGGCGTTGTGGGACAGCTTGTTCATCGAGACGTTCGCCGCGCTGCTGGCATTTCAATGCGCGGACCGCATCACCGGTGACCGTGGCCGCAAGCAGGATTGCTGGGCCGAGTACGAGGCCAACCTCGCCGCCGCGACCAAGGTTGATGCGACGGAGAATCCCCCGGTCGAGCCGGTCGAAAGCGACTGGATATTGGCGCGGTATCGCTGATGGCACACCAAACGCCCGCGACAACAAGCTGGAACGGTGGCGAACTTTCGCCGCTGATGGTCGGCCGTGTCGATACCGCGATCTATCAAATCGCAGCGGAAACGATGCAGAATTTCGTCCCCTGCATCGAAGGGCCGATGCAGAAATGCCCAGGCACCGAGCGCATCAGGGGCGCTGCACCGACGGCCGCATGGATGCTGCGTTTCGTGTTCAACCTGACCCAGGCCTATGCGCTGGAGTGCAGCGAAAAAGTCATCCGTTTCTACACCAACGGCGGTAGGATCGAGGCGGGCCCCGGCGCGCCTTATGAGGTGGACGTTCCATATGCAGCGGCGGATTGGCCTCGGGTCAGCACGCAGCAGCGTTTCGACCGTCTCTACATGGCGCATAGGTCTGGTCCGCCAGCCGCGCTGACGCGGACGGGGGCGACAACCTTCGTCTATGCGCCGCTGACATTGGTCAACGGACCCTTTGGCGACAGCAACACGGACAAGGCTCGATCCGTTACGGTCAGCGGGGACCTAACCGAGGGCGGGTCGGTCGACATCGTCAGCACGGCGCCGATATTTCGGGATGGCCACAGCGGCGCGCCGTTCCAGATCGAGGCGGTCGATTTCTCCAATGTGCAGGCATGGAGTGTTGGTGTCGACAAAATCACGCCGGGCACCCTCCGGCGGTCCGACGGCAAGGTCTATTCCGCTGTCGAAGGCACGCGGACCGGGACGATTGCCCCGACGCACGAGGAAGGTGCGGAATGGGATGGCGATGCGGTTGGCAAGGATGTCAATGAAAAGGGGCCCTATGGCGTCAAATGGGCGTATGTCCATGACCGCTTTGGCATCGTTCGCCTTACCGAGATCGTAAGCGCCACCGAAGCCAAGGGTGTCGTCGTTCGCGCTGTGCCGGGAAGCCTCGCCACCGTGCCGAGCTGGCGGTGGGCGCACGGTGCTTTCAGCGCGGCGGAGGGATGGCCCGACCTGGTGTTCATCCGCGACGAACGGCTCTGCTTCTACAAGGGGTTCGATCGCTATGCCTCGGTGGTCGGCGACTACCTGAATTTTCAGGCCTATACGTCGACTGGCTTCACCGCCGCGGATCTAGCGTTTCGGTACACGATCGACGCTGAAAACGTGCCGTTGTGGGTCCGTGCCGATCGTGACGGAGAGGTGATCGGCACCGCCAATCGCGAATATGCGATCGTACCGATCAACGCGCAGGCAGGCGTTGCGGGCGGCAACATCAAGTCGGTCAAGCAATCTGCCTATGGCTGCTGGCCTGTATGGCCGGTCGAGCCAGGTACTACCGTCGTCTATGTTCAGCGTGGGGGGAAGCAACTCCGCGAAGCGGCCTATGATTTCGGTTCTGATCGCTACCAGTCCGCGAATATCAACCGCTGGGCGCGCCATATCGGCAAGCCGGGGATCGTGCAGCTAGGCCACCAGGCATTGCCGGAAGAACTGCTGTTTGCGGTGCGCAGCGACGGCGTGCTCGTCTTTCGCAGCTATGATCCCGAACAGGAAGTGAAGGGGTTTGCGCGGCGTGTCCTAGCATCCGGCGGGCGCGTCCTTTCCGCTGTGTCCATCCCCAGCCCGGACGGGACATTGGATGAAATCTGGGCGCTGTGTCAGTGGGGTGAAACCAAGTCCGTCCAGCGCATGGGCGCATGGTGGGAAATCGGCACGTCGGTTGCCGATTCCTTCTTCGTGGATGATGGCTTTACCGTCCTGCTGGATCAGCCGGCGACATCGATCCCGATCCCGAGCTGGTTGGCGGGTGTCGAGGTTTCCATCCTGGCGGACGGTGGCGTCTGTCCGAAGCAGACGGTTGCGGCGGGCGGCAACCTCACGATCGGTTATCCGGCCCGACGCTGGACGGTCGGGCGTGGCTATCGTGCGGAATGCAAGCCGCTCCGGCCTGAGGTGCGCGACCCGACCGGACAGACCTCGCAAGGCAAGAAAAAGCGGCTGGTCAACGTCATCTTCCGCCTCCTGGAAACCGCCGGGGTTCGGATCGGTAACGGCAAGCGGGAAGAAATCATTCTCGATCGACCGACCTCGGCGCGCATGGATGCGCCGGTCCCACTCTTCACGGGTGATACGGACGGTGTTTCGCTTGGTGGCGAATGGGGGCGTGACGGAACCTACACGATCATTTCCGATGATCCCCGCCCCGCCTTCATCATCATGGCGATGCCGCGCATCGAGGTAAGCGAGCGATGAGCGTCGCGTTCCGCCGCTTCTTCTGGTTCGACGCGATCGATATCGCTGTCCAGCCCAGCCAATGGGTGCAGGCCGGTATCGACGCGCGTTACATGAGCGAGGAACAGGCGCGCGACCTGGCGCGTCGGGGGCCTGCCTGGACCGCGATTGGCGACGACGGCCGACTGCTGTGTTGTGCGGGCATTACCGAAATTCATGCGGGGCGGCAGGGGGTCGCGTGGGCGATGCTGGCGGCCGATCTTGGCGTCGCGCAGCATCTGGCCATCACGCGGTTTGCCAAGGCGCAAATCGCCGCCAGTCCGCTGATCCGCGTCGAAAGCCTGATCAGCGACGATCCGACCGGGCGTTGCGTCAAATGGGCGTCGGCGGTCGGCCTGGAGCATGAGGCGACCTTGGCCTGCTGGGGCGCGGCCAGCGAAACCGTCTATCTCTATCGCAGGATCGCACCATGCAGGCTGTAGGCAAGGTGATCGAGGGATCGTCCTATCTCTCGCAAGGGCGGTATAATTGGGAGATTTCGGAGCGAAACGCTCTGGAAGCCGATCGCGACGCGGCCGAGCAGGTCGCGTTCAACCGCGAGCAGGTGCGCAAGGCGTTTGGTGACCAGATTGCCGCGCAGGCAACCTCCGGGTTGGAAATGGGCAGCGGCAGTGCGCTCGATCAGCTCATGGACAGCCAGGTCAACGGCATGATGGATGCTATGGCGATCCGGCGTCAGGGCGCGGTGCAGGCCGCATCCTATCGCCAGCAGGGAACGCTGGCCAAGATGCAGGCGAAGACCCAGGCAACCGCCAGCTATTTCGGTGCGGCGAAGGCGCTGACCGACAAGATGACCAGCTATGCCGGGGGAGGTGGCTGATGGCCGCCGGGCTTTATGAGCGTCAGGTCGCGCCAGGCCGGACAGCGCCACTCGATATGGCCAGCGCCGAGTCGTTCGGCGCAAATGTCGGCCGCTCGATCAGCGAGTTGGGCGAGTCGATCGACCGCTATCATCTCGTTGAACGTCGGCTCCAGCGGAACGAAGATAGCGCGGCGGCGGGCAAGTCGTTTGCCGAGTATCGCCTGGCGGCGAGCGGCGCGATCAAGGACATGCGGACGGCCGCGCAGCCGGGCGGGGCAGGCCATGCGGACGCGGTGAAGTCCTATCTGACCGAGCATGGTCAGGCGCTCCTCGACGGCATCACCGACCCCCATGTCCGCCGCCAGCTCGACGAACAGATGGCCTCGTTCAACACCGGGCTGATCGACGGCGAAGACACCTGGCAGCGGGGCCAGCGCGTCGCCAAGCTGGGTGCCGACGAGAAGGTGGCGGCGCAGACGGGCTATTCCCGGATCACGACGGCGGCATCCCTGCCCGAGGCGCAAAAGGTCATCGGCGAAGAGCGTGAAGCGGCTCATGCCCGGATCAAGTCTTACACGGACATCAATGCGGACCAGCAGGCGGCGCTCCTGCGGGAATATGATCAGGGGTTGGCGCGGACCACGCTCGCGATGGTCGTTCGTACCGACCCGGCCGTCGCGGAGGGGATGCTCAAGCAGGGCGGTTTCAGCGATCTGCCGCCCGAAGAGGTGGAGCAGGGGTTTCGCGCGGCGGGTGTCGAGCAGCGCCGTCTCCAGGCGATTGCCGAGCATAAAGTCGCGCTGGAGAAGGCGGCGGCCCGCGAGCAGCTCGCGACGTTCGACGCGCGTGTCTCGTCGGGCGAGGACATCGGCGATGCCGACTTCGCCAAGGCCGAGCAGCTGGCGCGCGGTATCGGCGATGACAGCGGTGTGGTCCGCATCCATGCGGCGCGGATCAAGTCGGGCGTCAATCGCGAGACGCAGGGATGGACGCCCCAGCAGTATCAGACCGAAATCCAGCGTCTGCGGGCGAAGGGTCAGAAGCGTTCGGCGGATGAGGACATCTATCTCAACCAGCTCGAAACGATCGCCCCGAATCGCACGACCGAATTTCGCAAGGACCCCGGCACCTGGGCGGCATTGAACGGCAATCCGCCGCCACCCTTGGTGCCCGGCAACACGGCATCGCTTGCGCGTCGACGTGAATGGCAATCGTCGGTGTCGCGGACGACGGGCCTGCCGACGCCGTTCCTCCAGCCGCAGGAAGTCGAGAGTTATCGCGCGCTGCTGGCCGAAAGCCCCAAGGCGCGCGTCGACGTGGCGAACCAGCTCGCCAGCTTCGGCGGAATGACGGCGGTGCAGGCGGCGCGGCAGGTGGCCCCGGACGACGACATGCTGGCGCGCCTGGTCGTGTTGCAGCCTGGCGATCGGGCGGCCGCATCCAATGGCGCAGAGGCCCGCAAAGCGCATCCCCAAATGATCGACGGGAAGGCAGGCAAGACCGCACAGGATCTGTTCTTGAAGCGCGTCGGCCCGGCAACCGCCCTGATGGGCCAGGACGATGTGGCGGCCGCATTCGATATCGCGCGTAACCTCTACGCTGATTACGCCGTCAAACGGGGCATTCAAGAGTTCGAGCCGCAAATCTGGAACGCCTTCGTGCATCGCTCGCTCGGTGGTACCCGCGACGCACAGGGCCGGTTCTTTGGTGGTCTGGGAAGCTGGGGTGGGACGAATGTCCTCCTGCCGCCGAAGCTCAACCAGAGCCAGTTCGAAGCCGTCATGACGCGCATGAATTGGAAGTCGGACCAGGCGAATGCCCCGGCCTGGCGCAACGGCACCGCCATGACGCCCGCCGATGTGCGCAAATTCACGCCGGTTCAGCGGCCTGACGGTCGATATGAGTTTCATGGGCCGGGCGGGGCCGTCCTTCGTACGAAACAGGGTTCGGTCTGGTCGCTGGATATCGGCGCGCTGGGCGCGCGGTATCTGCCATGACGGATCGGCGTTCCTCGGTCTTCCTGAACAACCGGCCGGATAGCCGGAAGCCGGGTCTTGCGCCCGAAGCCCCGCCTGCGCCCGTGACGCTGGGCCAGATCGCGTCGGCGCAATGGACGCTGGGGCGACAGGATTTCCTCGGCGCACCGCAGCAGGCGGAGATGGACGCCTATGGCCCGATCGTCACCGAGTTGGGCAAGCGTCGTCCGGCGAGCTGGTGGGACACGCTGCGCGGCAGCAACCGCTATGTGCAGATCGGCCAGCGATCGGCCGGTATCAACGCCGACAATGTCTGGGCCGACGTGCTGGCCGAGCGGGGGCGTGATCCCGATTTCCTGAAAGACGTGCCCGCGACCAATGCGGCGGAGTTTTCCGCCTGGGTCAAGAGCGAGGAAGTACGTCGTCGTCGTGCCGCGCAGACCGTCGTCGCCGGAGAGTCCGGCGTCGGGCAAAAGGCATTCGGGTTCGGCGTCGGCATTGCGACGGGGCTGGTCGATCCGATCAACCTGAGTGCGATGGTCCTTACCGGTGGCGGCGGGGCCGCGCCGACCATCTGGCGCGGTATGGCCCGCGAAGCATTGATCAACGGCGCGATCGAGGGCGTGGAGATGCCCCAGATCATGTCCAACCGTGCCGCATTCGGCGAGGATATGACGGCCGGTGATGTCGCGCTCGATATCGGTGTGGCGATGGTGGGCGGTGCCGCTTTCCATGCGGGCGGTCGTGGCGTCGTCGCCGGTGCGGCGCGCGTGGCGGACAGTTCGGTCGGCCGGGCGACCGGCCGCGCCCTCACGCCGCTGGCGCTGCGCATGGCAGAGCTGCGCCAGGCCAGCGACATCGATGTCGTTCGGGCGTTCGCCGACGCCGTCCCGGCCGAATATCGGACCCCCGATCAGCAGGCGGCCATTCATGTTGTTGAGCGCGAAGCCGATATCGACGCCAGCAATCCGTTCGTTCGCAACGCGGCGGGCGACGACGCCCATGCGGAGCGACTGGAGGCCGCGTTGCGGGCGATGCTGGCGCCAGATGCCAACCGTGGGGTCCTTGCGGCCACGACGGCGCTGGCCAGCGGCAATGCGGTTCCGTTCATTCCCCGCGCCGCGCCGTCGGCGGGCACCCGGCCCAACCTGTCCCCGGACCGCGTGATCCGTTTCGTTATCAACGATCTGGAGGGCGGAGCGCAGGTGGTGCGTTATGGCGCGGGAGATGGGGGAACGACGAAGTACGGAATCGCGGCGAAGTTCAATCCGGGTGTAGATGTCGCCAATCTGACCGAAGGTCAGGCTGCCGCTATCGCGCGGCGTAAATACTGGTTCCCGGAGTTGGATCGCGCCGATCCGCGTGTCGCGGCCGTGGCGTTCGATGCCGGTTATATCTCCGGGACCAACGTCGGTAAGCGCATCCTGGCGGAAAGCGGCGGCGACCCGGCAAAGGCTCTTGCCCTGTACCGCCAACACCTCAACCATATCGCCGACACGGTGCCAGGTAAGGCGCGCTATCGGAACGGCTGGAACGCGCGCGTCGACAAACTGGCACGAATGACCGCCAGCGGTGAAGACCGTGTGCAGTTGGAGCCATTGGGCTTTGCAGCAGGCACGAGCGATGATCTGGCTGTGGCACAACGCTCGCTCGATCAGGCCACGATGGAGTCTGATCTGGTCGCGGCCGAAACGTCACGGCCGGTGGTTTCGGATGGGCTAGAGCGAGTCGCGGAACCGGATGAACCGTCAGTCGGTGAGGGTTCGGCGGTCATGGAGGGGGCGGAACCCAGTCCGGTCGCCGACATGCCGCAGGCCCCCGCGATCGATCCGGAGGCGCGGGCGGCCGTTCGTCGCTATATCAGCGACACGCGGGGATCGCTCCAGCCTGCCAAGGTCGCCAAGGCGCTCGGTCTGGCGGAGGATGATGCGGCGCGAATCGTCGAGGCGCTGGCGGCCGATCCGCGCGGTGGTCTGGTGCGTCAGGGCAAGGCGGGCCGAATCATCCGCCGCCCGGTCCGGCGCGCGCCCGTCGATCTGTTCCGGTTCCTCGCCGATCGCGGCGGCCTGCGCGACGACGAAGGCCATAGCCTGATCGCCGGTCGCGGCCTGGACCGCTTCGTGCCTGGTGCCGGTCCGCTATTTCGCGAAACCGGCATGTCGTTGGATCGCGCGCGTGAGTTGGCGGCGGAGGCGGGCTATTTCCACGATCGTGCGCCCGACGACGCGATGGCCGAAACCACGACCGACGACTTCATCCAGTTGATGCAGAATGCCGACCGGGAGCCGGTCTATACGCTGGCCGATCTTGAGGCGGTTGCCGATCGCGAGGCGAGGGCGGCGGCCAGCGAACAGGCGGCGATGGTGCGCAGCCATATCGACGCCCGCCTAACCGAACATGGTTTTGGCTTCGATCGTGATCAGACCGCCCGTGCGGCCGCGTTGATGATCGAGCGCGACATGGAGCCCGATGAGGCGATCCGTGCCGTGGTGAACCAGGACATTGCCGAGGCGCTTGACGACGCCCGCATGGAGGCAGACAGTGACCGCTATGACCTTCTCGCCGAAGACTTCGAACGGACGCTCGTCGACGCCGAACGCGGCATTGACAGCGATCGTGTCGGACAAGCAACTAACGGCGCAGACGCGGGCCAAGGCGGAGAGGGCCTTGGCGAACCTCGCGGCGCTGGACAAGGCGGCGCGGCCCTCGACGAGCGACAAGCCGACGGTCTAGCCGGGCCTGCGCCCCTCGACGATGTTCGCGGGCGCGCTTTCGATGATCCGAACGGACCTGGGGCTGTCGCGGTCGTCGACAGCCTGATTCACGACCTGCGGGCGCAGCTCGATGCGGCCGTTCCGTTCAATCCCAGCCACCGGGAATACCGGTCGCTCTCGCCGGTCGGTACGCGGCGGGTGATGGGCATCGACGCGGTACGTCGCGAAGCGATGGTGCAGGCGCAGAAGCTGAAGCTGGATGACGTGCTGTACGACCGCATCCTCGCCTATGAAGGCGGGGACGCGGAGTTCGGCCCCATCCGCATTGTCGAGGGGCACCCCGAGGCGCTGGACGCGGCGCATGGCTCCACGATCCGAACCGATTTCCGCATCGATGACGAGGGCGTCGAGCGGAGCCTGCGCGACATTTTGGACGATATCGACGCGGACGACGCGGCGATCAAGTCAGCGAGGAATTGCCTGTGAGCTTGGGCGTCTGCATTCCGGGCATGGTGGAGCGTGGCGAGATCAGCGCCGCCAAGGGGCAGGAGATGGCCCGCCTGTTCGATACGCTGGAACAGGACTTCAAACGCCAGTTCGGTGACCAGGCGGCATCGGCGATGGCCACCGACGCGACCCTTGCCGCGATGGAGCGAGAGGCGCTGCGCAAGAAGCGGTTGGCCCTGGGCCAGGTGCAGGCGCAGCAGCGCATGGTGATGGAGATGGGGTCGTTCGGTGGCCGCAATCCGACCGAGAGCGGGCCTATCGATCCGCGCGCCGCTGTCGCCCTGTTCGATCGTGATGGTCGGGCGAGCTATTCGAATGTCGAGGGGCGGCGCAAGGCGATACGGGCCCGCACTTTGGGGATGATCGACGGGCTGCTTGCCCGCCACCATACCGACCCGCTCAGCCGTGTGCGCAACAAGGCTCAGTTGGACGATCTGGTTCGTGAGCTGTTCGGCGAAGATACCGGAAACCTGTCGGCGCGCGAGCTGGCCAAGTCGTGGACGGAAGCCGCGGAAATGCTGCGCCAGCGCTTTAACGCGGCGGGCGGGGCGATCGGCAAGCTTGACGGATGGGGTCTGCCGCAAGCCCATGACACGCGGGCGGTGCGCGCGGCGGGCTATGAGGCGTGGCGCGACGCGATCCTGCCCGGGTTGGACCGGCAGCGTATGGTCGACGAGCGAACCGGCCTGCCGTTCAGCGACGGCGGGCTTGAGCTGGCGCTGCGCGACGTGTTCGAAACCATCCGCACGGATGGCTGGAACAAGCGGGCGGCCGGTCAGGCCGGGGGCAAAAGCCTAGCCAATTCGCGTGCGGACCATCGTTTCCTCATCTTCCGCTCGGCCGATGCCTGGATGAAGTATCAAGAGGCGTTCGGGGTCGGCTCGGCCTTCGACGCGATGACCGGCCATATCGACGGCATGTCGCGTGACATCGCGTTGATGGAGATACTGGGCCCCAATCCGACCGCTTCCGTCCAGTGGCTCAAGGATACGCTAGAGCGTACTGCGGCGCTCGATACCGCGCCGGACAGCCGGGCGGTCGATCGCGCGTTCGGTGCGACGCGCAAGATCGACCGACTATACGATGAAATTACCGGCGCGGCGGGGCGGCCGGAGAATCGCACGATGGCGCTGGCCTTCTCGTCGCTTCGCTCGTTCCAGACGGCCGCCAAGCTCGGCTCCGCAATGCTTTCGGCGACGACGGACGTTGCCTTTCAGGGCATGACGCGCCGCTTCAACGGCCTTGCCAGCACGACGATCCTGCCGGGTTACGTCAAGATGTTTCGGCCTGGCGCGGTTGCAGACCAGCGCCAGGCGGTCCGGCTGATCGGCATCGCCGATGAATGGTCGAAGCGTGCCAGCGGCCAGCAGCGCATTCTTGGCGAAGAATTGACGGGGGAGGTGTCCCGCCGTCTGGCTGAAGGCGTTCTGCGCGTGTCAGGCCTGTCCCGCTGGACGGAGGCGGGCCGCTGGGCGTTCGGCATGGAGTTTCTGGGTCATATCTCCGATCAGGTGGATACGCCCTTCCAGCTCCTGAATTCGGCGTTCCGGCGCTCGCTGGAACGATACGGCATCGATGGGGCGGGCTGGGACGCCATCCGTGCCACGCCGCTGGAAATGGACCGTGGCGCGGCCTGGCTCAAGCCGTCGGCGGTCGAGGATCGCGAGCTGGGCGACCGCCTGTACGAAATGATCCTGTCGGAAACCGATTATGCCGTTCCGACCGCCGACCTTCGGACCCGCGCACTTATCAACTCGGTTGCTCCCAAGGGCAATTTCTTCGGTGAAATGGTGCGGTCTGCCGCGCTGTTCAAAGGCTTCGGCATCTCACTGCTTATCATGCAGGGGCGTCGGATCATGGACATGAGCGGCTACAGCAATCGGGCGCTCTATACGGGCGGCCTGGTGCTGACGACCACGATGATGGGTGGTCTGGTTCTCCAGCTCAAGGCGTTGGCTGGCGGCAAGGATCCTCGGCCGATGGATGATCAGAAGTTCTGGGGCGCGGCCGTGCTGCAAGGCGGCGGTTTCGGCATCTTCGGTGATTTCCTCCAGTCCACGACGAACCGTTTCGACGGAGGCTTTGCGGGCACCTTGGCGGGGCCGTTGGCTGGTGACGCGCAGAAGCTGGGTGAGTTGGGTCAGCCGATCGCCGACGTGCTGACCGGCACCCGCGAAGACTTGGCGGAGAAGCATCTCGCTTCCACCCCGTGGAAGGCGGCGCGGCTGGCCCGTTCTGAGCTTCCCGGTGGCTCGCTCTGGTATGCGCGGCTCGCATTCGACCGGATGCTGACCGACCAGCTCCAGGCCGCGATCGACCCCAATTACACGGAGAGCTGGGCGCGCATGGAAAAGCGCGCGCGCGATCAGCGGACACAATTCTGGTGGGAGCCGGGAGCCGTGATTCCTGATCGCACGCCGGACTTCGATAATGTGCTGATGACTGAGGGGGGTGATCAATGACCGTCGCAAAACTGCCGCGTATCAATGAGTATGTCGGCGCGGCGGGCCCGATGTCGTTCCCGATCAAATTCCAGTTTCTCACGCAGGCCGACATCTCCGTCGCGCTGCGCGACGGGCAAGGCAACGAGACGATCGCCGGGGCAGGAAGCTTCACCGTGTCGGGTGGCGATGGTGGCAAGGGTGCCGTCACTTTCACCGCAGGGACGGCGGGCTTCACCGTCGTCATTCGTGGGCGCACGGAAATCAGCCAGAAGACCGAATATCCCTTCGGCACGAATTTTCCATCGTTCAACCATGAACGCACGGTCGACCGTGCGGCGATGATCGACCAGGAGCAGCAGGATCAGATCGAGGAAACGCAGGCACGGGCGTTCATGGTGCCTGCGGGTGCCGTCGCTCGGGATATTGTTCCGGCCCCGCGCACCGTCGTCTATTTCGACGAAGAAAATCAGCTCGCAACGATCCCGCTTGGTAAATTCCCAAAGGGGCCGAGCGGTGGAGCGAACAGCACTTACGATACACCGGCAACCGTCACAGACGAGGCCGATGTCGCGAACCAATCGGCGATCGTCGCCGATCCGTCGCGCGGCGGCACCTTTGCATACCGTGAAGGTGATTATTCTGCGCTGATCGCAGCGGATACGCGGCGGGGTGTCTTCATTCCCGCCAAGGATGATCTTGCCGGTAAAAAGGGTGCGTGGCTTCGGATCGGTGTCACCGAACTCGATCCCCGGTGGTTCCGTCTCAAGGGGGATGTTGACGATACCGCCGCCATACAGGCGGCGCTCAATTTCGCTCAGGCACGCGGTGGCGGTCCTGTCGCATTGGCGCCGGGCACCTATAACATATCGGCGGCGATCCGAGTGCCGGGCGACGTGACCTTTACGGGATATGGTCCGTTTTCCTGTATCATTGCCAACGGCTGTAACGCGATCATCCTGGAGTCGTCGGACTCGATCGGCCCTCGGCGTTTTGCTGGCATTTGGCTGCGGGGCAACGGTGCGGAGAAGTTTGCGGCTATCACCGTGGCCAGCACTTTTCCCGAGCGTGTCCAGGGTCTCGTGATCGAGAACAACTACATCTCGTTCTTCGGCACTGCGATCTGGTCGTCTGGCCTGTGGCATTCGACCATTCGCACTAACACGATCCACCAGGTTTATCGCGCGATCGTGCTGTCGGGTCGCAACGTCAAGATTGAGATTTACGACAACCGTATCACCCGCGGGAGCCTGATCAGCGGCGTTGGTCGATCGATTGCGATCCAAGTTGGTGATGAAACCGTGGGTCTTCGTCCCGAAGACGTGCAGGTTCACCACAATATCTGTTTCAACTTCGACGTTGGGCTTTACTGGCGTCAGTGCCTGTATGGCGCGGCGAAGCATAACGACTTCGACTATTGCAATATCTTCGGCATCCACTTCGTAACAGCCGATGGTGGAACCGTATTTCATCACAACTGGATACAAGTCGATAACGATCGCGCAGACATTTGTGGCATCTATGGCGAGGCGCTTGGGATTGTACCGGGCGTCGGCTACGTCGAAATTTCTGCCAATCGCATCAATGCGACCACGGTGCGCATCGTGCCTGGCGAAATCCATTCCTACGGCATCAAGATCGACCCCAATCAGGCAAACGTTCACATTATTGGCGGTGTGATTGAGGGCGCGTTCGAAATGGACATAAAGCTCGACCGTGTCCAGCGCGTGTCCGTCCGTCGCGTACAATGCGAAGGTCAGTTCGTTATGTTCAACTGCGTCGATGTCGATGTCGATGCGAATTACTTTGGGGGCGGGATTACGCTCTCGGGTAACACAAGAGTTAATTTCGGCACGAACTTCGGACTTCATACGACGAAAATCCGGGGGACGGTCAATTTCCCCGAAAACGCCAAGTCGGTGACCACAACCTATCTCGCTCTAAACATGCCTGACCTTCCACTGGGGGGGTATCAGATATGTGTAACGGGCCTAGATCGTGGCAATTTGCAGCATCTCGGTCTTTCCTATGAGCCGACGCGGTCCGGCATCACCTTCTACTCAAAGGAGGCATTGGCCCCGGCGAGCGCGATCACCTTCACGCTGGAGATTTACTGACATGGATACGGTTGCCGAGTGCGTCGCGGAGCTGCGGGCGCTGACTTCTCACATCGTCGCGATGAACGACGAGTGGGCCAAGAAGGGCTTTACGATGGCAAGCGATACCAGGTTGAACCTGGCGAAAGCTGGAAAGCTGATCGTCAAGCTGGAGGGGGTGGACGAAGGCGGCAAGGCGGCGGGGGCACTCATCGCGGAGGCGCAGGCTTTGGCAGGTGTTCTGCGGGCTGAGGCGGGCGACCGCATGCCGCTCAACCAGGCCGAGACGCAGTGAGCGAGGCGTCCAATGCCGGTGAGGTGACCGGCATCATCGCCGCATCGGCCGCCGCCCTGTTCAGCGTCGGGCGCGGCTTTCAGTGGCTGTTGTCATGGAACGAGGGGCGCGCGGAGCGGCGCGCCGTGAAGTTGCAGGCGTGGCACGACGAATTGACTGCGCGCGAGAGTGCGTTCGACAAGCGCGTCGAGGACCGGCTCAAGATGCTGGAGCAGAAGGCCGCGCTGCGCGAAGCTGAAAACATGGCGCTGCGGATGGCGTTCGAAGTGGTGTCTTCTGCCCTGCGGACGATCGATCCGCGCAACACTGCGCTGAGCCGTGCCGAACAGCATCTGCAAGTCGCTTTCCCCCTCGCGCCCATCGTGCCGCCGGACATGACTCTGGCGCTTCAAACCATCGAAGTGGAGGTGAACTGATGAAGACGATCGCACAGCTGATCGACGAAGTGATCGTGCGCGAGGGCGATTACAGCAACCACCCGGCCGATCGCGGTGGGCCGACGCGGTTCGGTGTGACCGAGCTGGTCGCGCGTGCCAATGGCTATACCGGCGATATGAAGGTTTTTCCGCGTGACCGGGCCGTGAGCATCTATCGGGCTACCTACTGGACGCGCCCGAGCTTCGATCAGGTCGCGGCGCTTGCCCCGCTGGTCGCGGCCGAGCTGTTCGACACCGGTATCAATATGGGCGTGACCGTCGCGGCCGGGTTTCTCCAACGCGCGCTGAACGTTTTGAATCGAGGTGCGACCGATTACCCCGACATGATCGCCGATGGCCAAATTGGGCCGGTGACGCTGTTCGCGCTGCGGGCTTTCCTGGCCAAGCGTGGCGCGGCCGGGGAGCGTGTCCTGGTCAAGGCGCTCGATGCTCTCCAGGGCGAGCGCTATATCCAGCTGGCGGAGGCGCGTCCGGCCAATGAGGCATTCGTCTATGGATGGATCAGCGAGCGCCTGGGACAGGCGGCGTGAGCGCGGCCGAAGATCCCGCGAAGGGCATCGTCGTGCCTCCGACTGTCCTGGCGGGGCAGGCCAAGGCACAGCTGCGGCTCGGCTTGGCGGCGATCGGCGGGGCGCTGGTGCTGCGCAAGGCGCTGCCGGAGTGGGCCGTCAACGACCAGATGCTCGACCTGGTCGCCGGTCTCATCATCTGGGGCGTCGCGGCCGGTTGGTCGTGGGGCAAGAACAAGCTGAACCACGCGCGCTGGGTCGCGGTCGCGGTAAATCCACGCGTGCCTAGCGATGTCGTGACGACGAAGGGAGCAGAGATGGCGCAGGCCGTCGCTGACGATAAGCGGGGGGATATTTGATGGTCGATATCTATGCGGGCTCCGAGCTGGCGCTGGGCGAGGCGGCGGTTCCGGTAATAGCCAAAAGCGGGAAGGCTGCGCGGGCGCCAGCGATGGTGCTGATCCGGCCCGACGGTTCCGCCATTGATACCGAGCGGCAGGACAATCTCAGCCTCATCAAGGCCAACGTGGTTGCGCCAGCCCAGAAAGTGAAGGGCGGCGACTATTATTGGACGGTCGTGGGGACTTTCAATGGAGCGTCGGTTCAGCTTCAAGCGCTGGGGCCGGATGAGCAGACTTGGCTCAATATCGGCCCTGCAAAAACGGCGTCTGATACGACGGCAACAGCCGGCGTTGGCATCGGCTGCAACGCGATCGTGCGTGCTTCGGTGACGGGTGGCGCTCCATCCGGCCTGTTCGCTTCGCTAAACCTCGTTCCATGA